GCCCGCGAAAAGCGAGCCGCTGATCTTCTTTTCGGCACAGGCAATTTCAATAATGCTACAGCAGCAGCAGAGTTCGGCGGCGAGTTCGACGACGCGAACGCCGAGCCGTTAAGCGATCTTTATGATCTCAAGAATACCGTCTTCGAGGCCGCACACGGAATCAACCCCGACTCTCTTATTATGGGTCATAAGGTATTTAGAACACTTGCTAAAAATCCCGAGATCAGAGGTTTCGCGGGTACAGCGGGGAACGGTTTCGCGTCGGGTAATCGTATCCTTTCGAACGATGCAGTTATCGAAGTTCTCAAAGATGTGCTCGGGATCCAAAATATCTATGTTGGCAGCGCTCGACAAGATACCGCCGTCGCGGGCGCCACTGCGAACGAAGGCTTTATTTGGAACCAGTCCTCGATCTTTATGGGTATTCTTCGAGGTAGCGACGCGATTGTTCAGAAATCGGGAAATGTAAAGGGTATGCCAGTCGCCGCGCTAAATCTACAGTTCAGCGATATGGTCGCGGGTCAATACGATTCTCTCGATCGTACTCGTCGATATGTATACGCCGAAGAGGTGAACAAATTCCACGCTGTCGACTCGACTCTCGGTCGTATCATTACAACCGTAGTCAACTGATAAGTGTATGAATTGCTCATGCGGTCGACCCGTTTTACTCGCTGAAAATAGCGACGCTGATAAAAAAGCGATTGAAGATCTAAAGGCGCAAGCCCGAGATCAAAGCGGAGTCGCCGCCGAGCTCACGACGGCTCGAGTTAAACAACTTGAGGCCGAAGTTAAAGCCGAGAGCGCTTTTGAGAAAGCGATCAAGACGGCTAATAATAATCTATTACAGACAATAAAAGCCGCTGTAACTACGGCGCAGACTAAAGTGATTCTCGGTTATACTGATGATGAGCTTTTACAATTCACTCTAGAAAATGGCTATGGTATCGCGGTCGACGAGTTTATTGATCAAGCTGATCTCATCAGAGATACAGTCAAAGAAACGCTTGCTGTAACGACCGCCGGTTTCGATCTATCTAGTATCGATAATCAGATCGACACACTACAAGCGATTACAGCAAAAGCAGTCTTCGACGAGATCGTAATACCAACGATCAAAGCAAATATTCGAGGCGGTCTTCGTGAACTGGCGTTCGATGTACCAAAGAAAACCATGATCAGTAATTTACAAAGTCGAATGAATCAATCAACCGGTCGACAATTAACACAGATCAAAACGCAGATCTCACAATATGGGCGATCGATAAATTCAGTCGCGGCAAAAGCGGCGGGGCTTGAGCATTATTTATATACAGGGCCAGTCGATGGGGTAACTCGACCGTTTTGTAAATCACTTGTAAATCTTGTCGTGACTAATACACAAATGAACCGTTTAAATAATGGCCAGGGGTTATCTGTGATCACTAGCGGCGGCGGGTATAATTGTCGACATAGTTGGTCGCCAGTTTCAGCCGGCTTTATAAAAGCGGCGAGCTTAACACCTGCGACGACTAGCGATATAATCAAAGCAAATAGTAAGGCGAAGTGATGAGAAAAGCAGTTACTAACAAAGATCACCGTTTTATTTGGTCGCCACAATCACCGATCACGGGTACGCCAACGATCACGATCGACACGGCGGCGGGTATCACTGCGAACCTAACTCGCTTCGCGACCGATGTATCAGTTACGGCTATCGATAACGACCGGCGTACTCTTACGATTGCCGCCGCGCCCACTGTTTATTACCGACAAATGACCAGCGGGTTTTTACTGACGAGCGCAGACACTTATTATTCGATCAATGTAAGTCGAATCGTAAATACGACGGCGATACTCGCCGAACCTTTACCGCGTGAAATAGATCTAAGTACAGCGGCGACGCTTCAACTCGGCACATCATATGCAGATATCGGGGCGGCGAGTATCTCGACGAGTGGTGTATTCCCTTATCGAATAACATTCGACGAACTTAACATGAGCACAAGCCGACAGGAACGAGGACTCTTTAAAGTCACGCCTCGACCGTTTAATACAGGGCTTGATCATTACGAGCTCGTCGAAACATTCGCACAGCTCGCCGACATGATACCCCGCCGACAATCGGATTATGAGCCACAGATTAAAGCCGCAAAACATGAGATCGTTTTATCAATACGAGATCATCTAAATAGTGATCACATCACCGAGGACGAAGTATTTAATCCAGAGTCGTTTAATCTAGCTCATAAATATTGCGCCGCCGCGATCATATACGAAATGAATCTTAATCTCGACGCCGCCGACGCGATGAGAGTACGTTGTAATGAACTGATGAATTCAGCGCTTCGGTCAATATCATTAGACTTGGACGGCGACGGCGTAATCGATAGCGACGAGGAAAACTTGCGGCGAGTCGGTGGGAGCTCTCGAGACTTCCGAGCGGGTTGGAAAACATACTCGAAAAGTTCAAATGATAAATTCTTTACACCCGCTCGGGGTATGAGACACTAATGAGCGCGAGCGTAAATTTAAACTTACCCGCTGCTATTTGGACGGCTCGAGATAGTCGAATCTTAGCTCTTAATACAGTCGCGACGATCAAGCTCAGAACATCAAAGGGCCTCGACGCCGACGGTCAAAAGTTCGATGGGTACTCGACGCGACCGATCACGATAAAAAAGCAGGGCGCTCGATTAAAGCCAAAAGGCGGCGTACCGACTGCGAACGGGCAGGGCGTATTTTATCAGGGCGGGTATAAAGAATATAAAAAGCTCAGTAGACAGCGAACGCAAAGCGGCGCGGGGCAAAGCGCCGAAGTTGATCTCGTCTTATCGGGTCAACTCATGAATAATCTAGTCGTTCTCGAAGCGTCACAAAAAGGGTTTACGATAGGTCTTACAAAACACGTTTCTAGTTATGGCTATCATGTAAACGATAGGCGACAATATATCGGACTGACTAACGACGAGGTCGATATCTTAGTCGAAGCGATTCGGTATGACGTTTTGGAGAAACTGAAATGAGCCAAGGTATTTTTGCGGCGTTAACATATCTCGAAAACGAGTTACAAAAGATCAGCCCGAAAACCGATTCTCATAATGGATTCGTCGCGATCCAACGCGGCGACGGTCGTACTCTTGAGCTCGACGAGCGCTCTCATCAGAATCGATATTTCGAACTTTCTATACAGACATTTCCACGAGATGACGGTCAAGCCGGTCTATCGGGTAGAAAGCGAGCTCGAATCGGTTGTCGTGTACGATATGAAATACCCGTCGATGTTAATTTTCTTTACAGAATGATGGGCGAAGATACATCTGCGATCATAGACAAATTACAGGCCCCCGAATATGATCTCGTTAATACGGGAATAATTACCGTGATCACAAATGAACCGACGTTCGACACGTTAACGAACGCCAGCGGCGAGCGCGTCGCCCATATATTAACGATCCCTTTCGACCTGCTACTTTTGGAGGCTTAAAATGGCTACTACATACAGATCATTATCAATTGCAGTCGAGACGACGTTCGGGTCGCCTGACTCCGACGGCGTACCTTCGGCGTCTGGTCTTACTTATATCTCGATCCCCTGCGAGCGCGACCCGATTGTTATCGCGGGCGAACCCGTCGCCAGTGAAAGAAACGACGCTCGCGACGGCGCATACTTTAACGCACCTGAACCCGATACGGTTTATAATTCAAGCGGTGATCGGATTCGCCGCCGAACGGGTCAAATCGTTTGTCGTGTGGATTTAACGACCATCGGTACAGCGGCGAATAACTATGATACAAACTATCTCGGCTTATTGCTCGGCGCGGGTTTTAAGACTCAAGTACCTAGCGCAAATCTAAAATCAGACACCGCGAGCGCTGTATCAAATGTAAACACATACACGCCAACTAATGCGCCCGCCGTCGCCGACGTCGGTTTACTAGTCGGTAGTTTAATTAATGGTCGCGCTGAATATTCAGCAATAACAGATAACGACGTCGGGGGTGATGTAACAGTTTCACCGGCATTTAGTGCGGGCTTTACAGGTACGCCGACCGTTCGCGGCTTGCAAACCTGGTATGTACCGAGCCGAGCGAACAGCGGCGAGTTTAAAAGCTCGATCGCGTTCAAGATCGACGGCGCAAATTTTCAGAGTCTCGCTTTTGGCTGCGTACTTGAATCGCTAAACATAACGCTCGACAGCGGTCGCCTTATGGGCGAGTTCACTTATCAAGCGGCGTTCATTACAGATAACCACGGCGCGGCGAGTACACCGATCGAGCCAGTATTTAATACCGGCGCACCGGCTTTATTTAGAGGCGCTTATTCTGTGATCTCAAACGGTTCGCCCGCTTCAAGTTCAAACGGTACAGTCGGAGAGACACAAGGTCGAGTCGCTCTCGATTGCGAAGACTTCTCGCTCACTGTTACAAATACCTTAACGCCGCTTGCATATTCTAACGACGTGATCGCAATGTCAGGTATGGATATCAGCGACGTAAATGTCGAGCTATCATTAACGCTCTCAACTGTATCGAGCACCGTCGCGAACGATTACTTTAATCGAACTGTTCGACAGGTCATCGTAGGTACTGGCCCTTTTGGCGATGGTAAAGGTTGCGCGATTATGTTACCCGCCGCGATACTTACAAATGACCCGAGCGCGTATGATGTGAGCGGTAATGATATTGTTCGACAGACTTTGACATATCAACAAGCTCGATACGCCGGCGACTTTACGACGTCATCATATGAAGCGAACGCGGGTAACTCACCTTTCAGAATCGGCTTAACAGTAGGAAACGTCTAATGGCTTTATCGTTTATTTCGTCGTCTGATATTGAAGTCACTGTCGTTATCACCTGCGATTCATCAGTCGAAGCGACCGACGAACAGCGGGCGCAATATTTGAACACTGGCGATTTAAACGATCTCGGTAAAGTCGGCGACTCGGCGACTCGGTTTACAATTAAAGCGCTTTCACCTTCGGAGCGAGAGCGAGCCGAAGTCGCCGCCGGTGCTTATACTCGATCCGAGCTCGGGCGCTTCTTATGGATCGAAGCCCCGACCGAGTTAAAAGATCGCGCTAGATGGCATCATGAGCTTGAAGACGACGAAAAGATCGCTCTCGCTCAATATAACGAGTATATCAATCGAGTATATGTCGAGATGATTCGCGAGTCGTTAGTCAAGATCGACGACGAAGAAACAAGCGTTGATTCTATCGATTTGATTCGACCAGAGTCGGCGCGAGCTCATGTCGTCTCTGAACTCGTCGTTCATATACAGCGATTATCAACGCTTGATCCCTCGGGAAAATAGCAGCGGCGGCGGCTATCTGGTTAAGTCAGAATAGCGGTCGCGCGTGGTCATGTGAACAGTGCCGCGCTAAACAAGGATTAAGACAAAAGCGCGGCAATTGCGGCGGGGCGTTTCGTCGCGGCTTGCCTCAATCAATCGAAGATGATCAGGGCCTTTATGTAATGGGCTACCGAGTCGCACCCGATTCGGGCGAATCGTTCAGCGAGTTAAAAATTCGGTCATGTCCAGTCGCCGACGTTAATCGACTTTCTCCGGTGATCTCGATTTACAACAGACTTAAACAAGGTCTCGTTTCACTAACTGAAATAATACCGCGTCCAAGTTGTGCATTGATCGAAGCGCTTGATATAATGACGACGAACGCCGACGAGGCTCATCGCCGATCAATCGAAAGGGCTCATCATGACTAATAGACGAATCGAAATAGACGTCGTTTTAAATACAGAGCAAGTCGACAAGGGCTTCGACGATATCGAAAAGGGCGGGGTTAAAGTCGGCGAAACCTTTCAGGGCGTCGGCGAAACATTCTCGGGTATTGGGTCGACAGTGTCTTCGATGGGCGACGAGGCGACTCAAGCGCTCGGCGGTGTCGGTGAGTCTGCGACGGGGGCGGTCGGTGCGCTTGTTGGGTTAGGTCAAGCGGCGACGAAGACAGGTGCTAGTTTTAGCGCTATGATCGGGCCGATCGGACTCGTCGCCGTAGCGATCTTTGAAGCCGTTAAGGCATGGGGAGAATATAAAGACGAGGTTAACGGGGTTAATACTAGGCATGACGCTTATATCGCTTCGACTAGCGAGTTAACAGCGGCGCTCGAAGAACTGGCAACGAATCAAGTAAATCTCTCTCGAGCCGAGGTCGAACGACTTCAATCTATGTCGATGAATGCAAAGCTCGACATAGAAACGGCGCAAACGATAAGGGAAAAAAATGCTGAAATAGATAAATCGATATACCGATTAAATATACAGATAAAACAGGATAAAGAAGCGATAGCACAAAAGAAACTAGCGCTTAAAACAGACGAGCGTTTATCAAATAACGCACAATTACACGCCGTACATTTACAAGCGCTCGGAAACGCTGAAAAGCAATTACAATCAAAACTAAAATCTCGAGAAAAGTTACAAGCGAAGCTCACGAAGCGAGAGCAAGAATCGATCGATAAGGGCTTAAAAGGTTCTCAAAACTTTGCAAAGTTCGAAGCCGAGAAAGAACGGCTTTTAAGAAAAGCGCCAAAGTTTAGAGAGGAGCTCGCAGAGAAAGAGAAACGATTATCAGAAGACTCTCAACTCGCAATTCTACAACTCGCCGGATCAACACAAGATTCGTTAACCAAAATTGCACGAATCGGCTCCGAACGAAGAGAAAGAGAAATCAACGCGCTTGAATTTGCCAACGAACAAGTAAGAGCGAATGCAATAAAAAGCGAAAGAACTCGACTTGAGACCGAATTAGAACAAATTGCCGCCGCCGCCGAAGCTAAACGAGAACAAAAGCGACGCATAGATTATGCTAAATATAGAGCGCGTCTCGCAAAGCGACGA